GGTGTCCTATCAGAAGATGAGGTGATGGAGAGGTTCTGGAAGGGGGAAATTTTTGAGACAAGGCCGTTACATCTCCAAGAGAGAGCGGCTAATATTCTTAGGCGACACGAGGCAGATCTTAAAACTCTAACAGATAATTATGCTAAGAAAAAAAGACCAAGCACCGCAAAGGCAAAAAGGGATATGAAGGAGTTCACGCAAAAAGCTAGTAGGCTTAATAGACTAATCAAAAACGCTAGGATAAGACTACGGGCCGCCGAGGCTACTCCCGAAGATCCAACAAGGCAACTAGATATACCATTTGTTCCTGAAGAAGAGTTTGCCGGGGCAAGACCGCTGACACCAGAGGAAAGAGCCTCTTCTGCTATACAAGGAGTCATGCAGCGTGAGGGGGAACAAATCTATTTACCTCCTCAGAGGGTAGGTACATGGACTGGTGAGGCAAGGCCACTGACAGCAGCGGAGAAGAGGGGCACCTTATCAGGTGGTATGGACATGGCAGATGAACTACTTGGGCAACCTCAACAGGCAGTTGGTGGGACACGGATAGACGAGCCAGACATTCCAGATCCCTTAGATATAGTAGAAGAAGCAGAGCAGGCTTTAGTTAAGGTGACAGAAGATGTAGGCACAAAGAGTGCCAAGCAGGTAGAGTTAGAAGAACAGGCAGATGTTGTGTTGGGTGTTGGTGATCTTTTCACTCGTCTTGAAAAGCCTGGTGGGAAAATAGAGAGTGCATCAGAAAAGATAGTAGACTTCTTTGTTAGAGGGAAGAGGGCGATGATGGGCCAAACATTCGCTCCCTACGATCCATCTATAGAGGGAATAATAGCAGCAGCAGGTAGGAATAGTGCGGCGTTTGTTAGGAGGATGCAATCTCAGGGCAATGTTTTTGTATCTAAAGTAAAAGACAATATAGGTCGCGCATTTAATATTGATAACCAAGGTTTATTTCTTGATGCTAATCTACAGAATAGGGTAGAGGGTATAGTTTCCCCCTCTCTACAGGATGTAGCAGCTAGATTGGACACATATGGCCCATACTTAAATGAAACACAGGCAGTATTTATGCGTATGTTAAGGGCTGAGTTGGAAGACGGGATTTTAATTACTGATGGAACAACTAAATTATACCGACCTGGGTTTAACCAAGAGTTAAGGAACAATGTACCTAATTGGAAGCCTGAACGTATACGTCCCGATATTGAACCTGGTGGATTCTATATTCCTCGTGGCACAGTTACAAGTAAGCGTAAGATAATTACACGGGCCAGTGAATCTATAGAGGACCATTTCGGTGATTCTATAACAGTACGTAAGATAGGGCCAGAACATCCATCAAAAGTAGCATCTATGTATCATGGCATTATGATGGGGCATGAGTATGAAGCCATTGATATTACATTACGTAAATATATATCAGACGTAGCTAAGAAACTTAAAGAGATTAATATTGTTGCTAGGGCAAAAGAAGCTACAAAGGCAGACTTGGAAAAGATTGATTCTTCTTTAGAAGATGTTGTGAGGGATCTGGAACTGAATAGCGCTGATGTACAGGGTGGAGAGCGGATGCTTTTGGCACTACAGCGAGAAATGAGAAGAGAAAAAGGCTTGATACCGGAATCTCTTCGGGGCAAACACGTTGGCCTAGTTCTTAATTCCCTTTATAGGGGAGTGAAAACTACATATGATTTAGGTCACCTTACTATTCAGGGAACACTTGGACTTGTACGTAGGCCCCGTGCATTTAGTGAAGCTCTTAAAACTTCTCTAAGAGCCTTTGCTAAAGGTGAGGGCATTACGGATGAACTTATAGCAAATTTTAATTCTGCCTATGTGGCAGGCCATAGGGCGCTTCCTGCCGATGTACACGCTGCGCTTGGTGTTAGAATTGGGGGAGCCGCTACAGAAATGGAAATTCCTCTAGTAAGTAAATGGAGGAAAGGTTTGGCAGGGTGGGGCCCTGGTATAACTATGCGGGGGCGTAGGATAACCTTGGGTGATGCCCTGGGCTATGCTGTTCGTGGGGGTGAATTATCTAATATAAGTTTCGGGTCTTTTGGTGATCGCCTACGACTAGATTGGGCAGATGCTATGTGGAGGGAAGAGCTTGCTAAAGGTAGAACTCTACAAGAAATATATGATAGTGGTGATTGGCGTGTGATATCGGATACAGCAAATATGCTAACAGGATGGTCTGATGAAGCATTTGCCGGGAGCCTTGGAGAGGCGATTGGTTTTGCTCCTAGATTTCTACAGGCACGTTTAGATTCGTTAGGACAAGCCATTATTGGAACGGCACGTATGCCTCTTGATGTAAGTAGTTCTTTAGCTAGGGGTAGTGTGGTTGAAGGTACAGTAACTAGAGTAACAGATGCAGCGGATAGAGTAACTGGTGGGATGTCACGGCAAACTATAAAGAGTAGGGAGTCAGCAAATGCGCTAACAAGATTTCTTGTCCTTGCTGCCGTTACAGTAGAAATAGTGAACTTAGCATTGGGTCACGATACAGACAGACGGCCTATGGTTAATGGCAGACCTAATCCTAATTTCTATGTCATTCGTGCCCTTGATCGTGATATACAGATTATGGGTACATGGATGGGTCTATATCGCGCTCTTGCACTGGTAGCATCTGGAAGGCCACAGGATGCAGTAAATAGTTTGGGGGGTGGTATGACCAGACTCGTATTTGATACAGTAACAGGATTTAGGTTTGGTGGGAAGGAGTTCCCATTACGACAAGGGGATATACCTACCTCCCCACGGGAGGTCTGGGACCAGCTTGGGGAGATAAGATCGTATGTACAGGATATGTATTCTCCTATTTCGGCAGCGGCAGCTGGTGTTGAAGGGTATGATTTTGTACAGTCCGTCAGGAGGGGTGATGTGAAAGGGGCTGTGGCGGCAGGTGTTAGTGCTATTGGTGAAGTTGCAGGAGGGAGAATAACTAGGTTAAGTTTTGATGATCGTATCAGGGAACGAGCATCAGAGGTGTTTCCTAATATTCCTTACGAGGAACTAACACTTAATGAGATAGACCTCCTGGAACATATGGATACAGAAGAGGTTGGCCCTGACGAGTATCTGTATGAAAGTGGTAAGCTGCGGAAGGAGAAGGACGAGACTAATAATAAGTTTATAGATAATGTTAATAGTAAGTCAGAGGAGTTGCTACAAAGTCCGTCAGGTAAGTGGTCAGTAAAGACAATGAAGTCCATTTTTAACGAAGAGTCTAATGCGCGTGTAACGCTTCTGAGGGGGACATGGGACCGCGATAAACAGGAGCATACTGGTGGATTGTATGACCACATAGAGGACAAGGAACCTGAAAAGGGTACAAAGTCACATATATTGTGGCAGTATTACAATACCTATAAGCAAGCAGCTGATACAAATGGGAACATAGACTATGATGACTTGGAAATACTACAGCAAGAGTTATGGGCTAGTTTAGATGCTGATGACTTTGCATGGCTGATGGGCAGTCTACATACTATGGATAAAAACTTAACTCCTGAGCTACAGAGTATGAGATCAGCAGGTCGTTATGTTGGTCGGGTTGAGGTAGAGATTGGTACGGATGCTAAGCCAACCAAGTATTGGGATATCGAAAAGCACTCAGATGTTATACAGGCACTTATCAATAAGGGCCATGCTGAGTGGCGAATACTAAACTATCTTGAAGAGTCGTTTATTGAGAGAGAGGATTTGGTTAGAGCTAGCAGGCATCCTGATAGGTATAAGGCTATAGAAAACGACTTGTTTGCCCTTAAAAATAGGGGTGAGGTAATACATAATTTACGCATGGAATTTATTAGTAAAGTAGAAGAGCCATGGCTATATGCAATGGTTATATGGCACTATGCGATTCCTGGTGATGATGAGGCATTTAAGATGGTGAGGGATATGGTTTCATCGAATTATAGTGATGCTACTAAGTGGACTACATACGATTACGATGACCTGGCACGTGTGGCAATTAGGCAGAGCGCACTAAGGAATCAACAATGAGGGCAGACACAATATGTTGTGCCTATTGACAGAATGGTGTATATATATAGAGGAAAAGGAGAATAGGATATGGTAACGCCTGCACAACCACAGGAAGTGGACCAGACAATAGAGTTTGTGGAGTCACCGGATACGGATGTTGATACAGATGTATCCTCTGTCGTAGAAGAAACGAATACGACGGATACAACAGAGGCAACCGATACAGAGGTTACATCTACACCTGTTGATACACCACCGGCTGCACCTGTGGCTACAGCAACAGAGGAACCACCGCCACCGGCTGCACCACAGGTAGATCAGGCGGCTCTAGACGAACTAAAGCAAAGACGTGAAGCCGAACAAAATCAAAAGTGGCGTGACCAGCTTGGTCAGCAAGCAAGGACATATCAGCAACAACTCACCGAAGCAGGATACCTACCGGAACAGGCAAGGGAGCAGGCTCGGAGATACATACAGACTGAACAAAGGGTCAGGCAGCAGGAGCAGGAATCTGCACAGATGTTAGGGTTCGTTGAAGGGAGACAGGCAGCGGCAACCCACTTCATGAAGAAGCATGGACTTGCCACACAGCAAATGCTGGATGACCTGTTGGCCCTTCAGAGGGCTAATACCCCCGCTGAGATGGAGCAGGAGGCAAAGCGTATTAAGGAGCATAGGGATCTACGCTCTGAGAACACGCGGCTGAAGCAGGGACAGGTCCCACCGCAGACTTTCGACAACAGTCAGGGCGCAGCGGAGGCGACATCCAATGACCAGAGGCTCCTGGATGCATATAACAATGGGGATAGGTCGGAAGCAGCGATAAAGGCCGCAAGGCGATTTGCATTTGGTTCATAAAGGAGGTGTCTTATGGCACAGACAGCCACAACGGGTAATTTAGAGAATGCCCAGAGGATTATACTAGCCTCGGCTAGGTACACAGAGGAGCATAATGCTCCAGCTTTGGCACTTATTGAGCAATTCACATTGCCCAAGGGAGCCAAGCAGGTCACCGTTCCAAAGGTTGGACAGATGGAAATGAGTGATCTTGTTGATGGTCAGGACATCATTGACGAGGAAGACATAGGGATGACCACGGTAGACCTTACTGCATCCGAGGTCGGAGCCAAGGTTATTCTTACAGACAAGCTGGTTAGACAGGCCGCTGACAACGTGTTCAGCATGATCGGTAGGCAGCTTGGTGACGGTATGGCGAGGAAGAAGGACACGGACGTTATAGCTCTGTGGCCTAACCTCAATGGTGGTACTGCCCTTAGTGCAGACAACCAGACATTCTCGACAGCGAATGTCCATGCTGCTATATCACGGGCGAAGGCTAACAAGTTTGGTAACCAGGTTTATATCATCCATCATCCCAATGCAGTTGCGGAACTTTCCAAGGCATCTGCAACGACTGCCGACACAGCAGCGGCAGCCGGGTTGACCAATGGATGGAGTGTGGATCTGTTGTCGAACTTCTACAGCGGACTACGCCCAATCAATGGTGTGAGCATATTTGAGGACGGAAACATAGCCAAGATCAGCGGACAGGACTCCGGGTATGGTGTTATCGCTGATAAGACTGCTATGGCAGCACTGACCAGTGTAGACACACGGACAGAGCGAGAGAGGGATGCTTCTCTTAGGGCTACTGAGGTCATTATGACCGCAGACTACGGTGTATTTGAACTTGACGATTCCCGTGGAGCAGCATTCATAGCCGAGATTGGTGATCTGTCCTTCAGCTAAAAGGAATAGGAAGAGGTAATTAATGGCAGGCATAACGGAACGTAACCAACAGAAGAACGAACTAGCCAATGCGGGATTTACTCTCCGGTACATTGATGAGTGGCAGCCGAAGACGACACTGTATCGGCACAAGCCAAGCTACAACATAGAGGGAGAGATCACCGAGGACGTAGGAACGTCAGTGAAGGGTGTGCCAGGTAGTCCGGACTATGTTCTACGCAAGGCTAAGATAGGGTTATTCCCTTGGCTGCCAAGTGAAAGTTGTACCTGTAAATGGTGTGGGGAGAAGCCGGTGGTAACGCCTGCCTCCCCCAAGCCTGTCCGCAATACGGCTATGGGGCCGTACTTTAAGGCGGATAGCTAGGTGTAAAGATTGCCGTGCCTAGCGATATATTAACAACGGTGATCGCAGGACTTAGAGCCTGTTAAGGAGAATTATTATGGCATATCCAACGACGATTTATTTGAGTTATGGGCAAGAGAAGGTCGAGACTGAAGAGCAGAAGCAGAAGCT